CTGTTCTTCGAATATAAAAAAGAACAATATGGAACACCTAACAATTCACATGAAGAAGAATTTAAATCAGAGAAGCCTGTGTTCTATGACGACTCATTGTTTAAAACTCTACAAAGAGTCAGTGATTTAGAGAATTCTCACATAGCGAAGAAACTAGTGATAAAGAGACAGATACCAGTTGAATACTACAGTAGGCTATATCATTGTCCTACATTCTTTAGCTTTGTCAATGAAATCATCCCTGATAAGTTTGATCTAAAAGTTGTAAAGCATTCTGATCATCCTCGATTGTTGATTCCTTTCTACAATAAAGCAAAAAAGATTCATACATTTCAAGGCAGGTCTTATGATTCAGAGGCTATAGGGGAGAACAACAAATCTAAGGGTGTGAAGTATATCACGATCATTGTAGATGGCTCAGTCCCTAAGGTGTGTGGTCTTGATACTGTTGATATGAATATTCCTGTCCCTGTCTTTGAGGGACCTATAGATTCATTTTTTATTAAGAATTCTATATCAACGGCAGGAGGCGATTTAACGTCAACACTGATACCATACTCTAACTACAAAGACAATTTCGTTATCATATACGACAATGAACCTCGAAGCGTAGAGACAAATAAAAAAATAAAAAGTGTCATTGATCAAGGGTATAAAGTGTGTATTTGGCCTGAATCCATTGAAAACAAAGACGTAAATGATATGATCCTTGCAGGATATTCTGCTGAGTATATTGAGAAGTCTATACATAAAAATACCTATAAAGGCCTCGCGGCGAATTTGAAATTGACAGAATGGAGTAGATTATGAACCAGAGTGTTCGATTAGTTGCATATACAAAGCCTATTGATGAGTTGGACATGGATATAGGCGAATTTATTGCATATTGTGCAAGAGTATCAAATCCGGGAAACCAGAACAACAAAGAGACGTCGGCGAAACTACTCAAGTATCTAATCAAGAATAAACACTGGTCTCCTATGCAGATGGCGCATGCTACGCTGGAAGTAGTTACTACGAGGGACATTGCTAGACAAATGCTTCGCCACACTTCATTTGCATTCCAAGAATTCTCTCAACGTTATGCAGATCCGACAAAGGATATGAAATTTGTAGCTAGAGAGGCTCGCTTACAAGACACAAAGAACCGTCAGAATAGCATTGATGCCAATGACAAAGCATTACAAGATGAGTGGGTACATATACAAGATGATCTAGCAAGTCATGCTTTGAGAGCGTATCAGTGGGCAGCATCAAAAGGAATTGCCAAAGAACAAGCTAGAGTGGTTCTACCAGAGGGACTGACAGTATCAAGACTTTACATGGCAGGTTCCATCCGGAGCTTCATCCATTACTGTGATCTCAGAATGAAGAATGGAACACAAAAAGAACATATGGAAATTGCACAGATGTGTTGGAGAGAAATCACTACATTGATTCCGACACTACAAGGTTTAATTCAAGAAGAAGGCTAAATCATTTGATCAACGTAACTAAAAGAGATGGGCAGCAGGAACCTCTCGAGCTAAACAAACTGCATAAAGTGACCTATTGGGCATGTGAAGGACTTACAGGGGTATCTCCATCTTCGATTGAAATCAATGCAAATCTTCAATTGTATGATGGAATCAAGACGTACGACATCCAAGAAACGTTGATCAAATCAGCAGCAGATCTAATCACTGAAGACACACCTAATTATCAGTATGTAGCTGGGAATCTAATCAATTATCATCTACGTAAGCAGGTGTGGGGTGAATATACACCAGGTAACTTCTATTCTCATATCAATAAACTTGTTGAAATGGGATATTACGATGAATTGATTTTGAATTCTTACTCAATAGATGAAATTGATACTCTAGGTGAATATATTGATCATGATCGAGACTACACTCTAACGTATGCTGCAATGGAGCAGATGAGGGGGAAGTATCTAGTTCAAAATCGTGCTACAAAGCAGATCTTTGAGACACCTCAGGTTGCATTCATGTTGATTTCAATGACATTCTTTCATCGTTACAAAGAGAATAGAATGCAATTCGTCAAAGACTTCTACGATGCAATCAGCCAATTTGACATCTCATTACCAACACCTATCATGGCAGGGATGCGCACACCACAGAGACAATTCTCTTCATGTGTATTGATAGACTCTGACGACTCTCTAGAATCAATCAATGCTACAGCATCAGCAATTGTACAATACGTATCAAAGAAGGCTGGCATCGGAGTCAATGTGGGTCGCATCAGAGCTGTTGGTTCTGTTGTGCGTTCAGGGGATGTAGTTCACACTGGTATTATTCCATTCCTCAAGTACTTTCAGGCAGCGGTGAAGTCTTGTAGTCAAGGCGGTGTCCGGGGTGGCGCAGCAACTTTTAATTTCCCTGTGTGGCATTATGAGGCGGAAGATCTACTTGTACTGAAGAATAACAAAGGAACAGAGGACACAAGAGTTCGTCATGTTGACTATTGCGTGCAATTCAATCAATTGATGTATGAAAGGTTAATTACGGGTGAGAACATCACACTCTTCTCACCTTCTGATGTCCCTGGTCTGTATGAGGCATTCTTCACCAATAACAATGTATTTAAACTCTTGTATGAAACAGCTGAGCAAAATCCATCTATTAGAAAGAAAACAGTTTCTGCTCTTGAACTCTTCTCATCATTTATTAGGGAGAGAAAAGATACAGGTCGGATGTATCTTATGAATGTTGACCATGTGAATACTCATTCTGCATTTGATGTGAAAGTTGCACCTGTCTACATGGCTAACTTATGTGTAGAAGTAAATCTACCTACTGTTCCTATGGAAGTAGACAATATAGATACAATGTCAGAGATTGCACTGTGTACACTAGGCGCTGTCAACTTTGGTAAGATAAAGACAACACAAGATTTTGAGAAACCTTGTGATCTGATAGTGAGAGCGTTGAATGAATTACTTGATTTTCAAGAATATCCATTATATGCAGCTGAGAATGCAGCTTTAAACAGAAGGCCCCTAGGTATAGGTGTAGTCAATCTCGCCTATTGGTTGGCAAAGAATAATATGTCTTATCAACACATTGATGGTACAGGGCTTCAGAAGATTCATGAGTATTTCGAAGCTTGGTCATATTATTTGATCAAATCATCTGTGCAGATTGCCAAAGAATCAGGTCAATGTGATCTTAACCATGAAACAAAGTATGGTGCAGGTTTCTTTCCTATTGACACGTATCGCAATACAGTAGATGAACTAGTCGTTCCTACGTATTTGTGTGATTGGGAATCTCTTCGGGTCGAGTTAGTAGAACATGGCATCAAGAATTCGACACTGATGTGCATAATGCCAAGCGAAACTTCAAGCCAAATCAGCAATGCAACGAATGGAATTGAACCCCCTCGAAGTCTTGTTTCGATGAAGAAATCAAAAGATGGTGTACTTACCCAAGTGGTGCCTGAAATCAGAAGATTGAAGAATAAGTATGATCTTTTGTGGGATCAGAAATCGCCTGAAGGTTATCTGAAGATCTGTGCTGTGATTCAGAAGTTTGTCGATCAGAGTATCTCAGTTAACACTTCATACAATCCGAAATTCTACCCTGATGAAGAAGTTCCAATGAGTGTTATGATGAATGATATGTTGATGTTCTATCGGTATGGCGGAAAATGCCTCTACTATTGCAATACTAATGACCAATCAGGTGAGATTGATGTTCATCTGGAGATACCAGAACAAGTAGATGACGAAGAATGTGAAAGTTGTGTAATCTAATGACTGTATTTGATGCTACAAACAAAGATAACCATCTGAAATCAACTATCTTCTTTGGAAGACCAGTGACGATTGCGAGATTTGATACACAGAAATATCCCTTCTTTGAGAAACTGACGAACACTCATCACAAATTCTTCTGGCAACCAGAGGAAGTTGAATTGTTGAAAGATGCTAATGACTTCAAACAATTGAACGAATCAGAGCAGCATATCTTTACTTCAAATCTAAAGAGACAGATTTTGCTTGATTCTGTGCAAGGAAGAGCACCCTCTCTAGCATTTCTTCCTATCGTTTCATTACCTGAAGTTGAATCGTGGATACAAGTATGGACTTTCTTTGAGTCCATTCATTCGCGGTCTTACAGCCATCTCATCCGGAATGTATATCCAGATCCATCTGTGGTATTCGATAGCATGTTAGACATTCAAGAGGTTGTTGATTGTGCTAAAGATATCAGTAGTCATTATGATGATTTGATTCAAGCTAACGCAGAAACTTACACAGTCAAGGGCAGTGGTATCTTTAGCGATGAACTTGGTCATGAGCATAAAAGGAGACTCTGGCTCTGCTTGATGTCGGTAAACATCCTCGAGGGTATTAGGTTCTATGCAAGCTTCGGATGCTCATGGGCCTTTGCTGAACTCAAAAAGATGGAAGGTAACGCTAAGATCATTAAACTTATCTGTAGAGATGAGAATCTACACTTAGCGGCGACCCAACAACTACTGAAGATTCTACCTAAAGATGACCCTGATTTTATTCAAATTAAGCAAGAGACTGAACAAGAATGTGTTGATCTATTCATATCAGCGGCAAATCAAGAAAAGGTTTGGGCAGATTATCTTTTCAGAGATGGTAGTATCATTGGATTGAATGCGCAGTTACTGCATGATTATATTGATTGGCTTACACACAAGAGAATGCAAGCAGTTGGTCTAACATATCCAGGTAAGAAAGTATCCTCAAATCCTTTACCTTGGACACAGAAATGGATTGCTGGATCTGATGTTCAGATAGCTCCACAAGAATCACAGCTTGAATCATACATCATTGGTGGCATTAAAGCTGATGTGTCGTCTACATCATTCAAAGGATTCAAACTCTAGCATAAATATTGTATACATTGATGGAGTGAATTCTTTTGACATACAATAATCCTTGGCGTTATAAAGGTGAGATTTTTGACTCTGATAAGATCCAAGATCACTATGGTTTTGTCTATCTCATCACCAATCTAGCTAACGAGAAAAAATACATAGGGAAGAAGTTCTTCTGGACCTCGAAGACTCGCCAAGTGAATAAGAAAGTTAAGAAATACAAGGCAGAGTCAAATTGGCAATCATATTACGGAAGTAATGATAAGTTAGCTGCTGATATAGACATTGAAGGTGAAGCGCTGTTCAAAAGAGAAATCTTAGTACTGTGCAAAACTAAAGGTGCAGCAGGATACTTTGAAGCTAAACTACAATTTGAGACTGACTGCATTCTTAAAGATGAGTTCTATAACACTTGGATAATGGTTAGAGTGAGATCTAATCACCTAAAGGGTGTTTGCCTAAATTCTGCTTTCTGATATCAAAGAAGTCTGACAGCATTTCAAAGATGTGGGGCGTTGCCACTAATGGCTTTCCG